GCGCGACCTAATCCCCACCATCCGCGCCCCGAACTCTGAAATTATCATCATCTATAACCCTAAACGGCGGGACAGCTGGGTAGCGCAACAATTCGATGGCGATACACTGCCGCCGCGGACAGCCCTGGTGACGATAAACGCAGAGGATAACCCGTGGTTCCCGGCAGTACTGGAGGAACAGCGTAAGTACGACCGGGAGAACATGGACCCGGCGCTGTACCGACATATCTGGGAAGGTGCGTATTATGAACAGTCAGACGCCCAAGTGTTTAAGGGCAAGTACCGCGTGGCGGAGTTCGAAGCACAGAAGGGGTGGGATGGACCATACTACGGAATCGACTGGGGCTTTTCGCAAGATCCTACAGCTGGAATACGTGCATGGATCCACGACAATGTGCTATACATAGATTATGAATTTGCCGAAGTCGGCCTGGAGCTAGACGCTACCGCTCCGGCCTTGATTGCGGCGCTTCCGGGAATAGAGAAGCACGTGGTTCGCGCTGATAGCGCTCGGCCTGAGTCGATCAGTTATGTTAAGCGNAACGGNATACCCAGGATTGAGCCGGCGAAGAAAGGNGCCGGTAGCGTGGAGGATGGNATCCAGTTTATCCGTTCNTTCCGAGAGATTATNATTCATCCNCGNTGCAAGCAGACTATTAACGAGTTTGACCTGTACAGCTACAAAATTGACAGGTTGACAGGCGACGTACTTACCGATATAATTGACGCCAATAATCACTTGGTGGATAGTTTGCGGTACGCGTTAGAGCCTTTGATACGCAGAAGCTCTTATAGCTGGAGCGGCTTTGCATGATGGCTGCAGAAAAGCCTCGTCTGAGATGCATCGGCGATAGCGCGACGATTAGTGACGGGCTCCAGAACGTCGTCGCTAACCTAGGTACCGGCCGCGACAAGGCATCCCACACCGTCTACGTTGCTGACAACCTTACGTCCGAGCAGCTGGTGGCCATGTACCGCACCAGCTGGCTCGCTGCTGCAATTTGCGATTACCCANCCGAAGACGCCACGCGGAAGTGGCGCAATTGGCGAGCCGAAGCTGATCAGATCACCAAGATCGAGGCCGAGGAAAAGCGCCTGGGCCTGCAACACAAGGTCCAGGAGGCTTTGATTGCCGCCCGCATCCTGGGCGGTGCCGCATTATACATCAGCGCCGAGAACCAGGACCCGTCGCAGCCTCTTAAGCCTGGCGACAAGATCAACTCCCTGATTCTCTTAGGCAAGGACGAACTTACTCCCGGCGAGATTGTCCGCGACATTCAGAGCCCGTACTACGGCAAGCCGGAGTTCTATGAGATCAACTCGAACGGGCCGGGCGCTCGTATCCGAGTGCATGCTAGCCGATTTGCTATTTTTACCGGCCGCAAGGTTCCGGGCGCAAGCGTTTACACCAGCAACGGTGTATGGGGGGACTCCGCGCTGCAAAATACCCTGAGCGCGATTAAGAGCGCAGATACTACCGTCGCCAACATCGCCAGCCTGGTCTTTGAGGCGAACGTGGACGTGATGAAGGTTCAGGGGTTTGCGGATCTGTTGGCCCAGCACCAAGACGAACTCATTTTGCGCCGCGCCCGTTTGCAGGCCGCGATGAAGGGCATCAACGGCATGCTCATGATCGACGCTCAGGACGATTATGAGAAAAAGTCCGCTACGTTCTCCGGGCTCGAAGCCTTGATGGCTCGATTCTTCGAGTGGGTATCGGGCGCTGCCCGCATTCCTGTTACGCGACTGTTTGGTCGGGCCGCCGCTGCGCTGTCCGGTTCCGGCGATGGCGACGAGCGGGTCTATTATGACCGCATNGCCGACATCCAGTCGCAGGACATTGAGCCAGCCATTGCCCTGCTGGACGAGTGTATNATCACNCAGGCATTGGGCAGCCGCCCCCCTGAGATCTATTACGAATGGGCTCCGCTGCGCCAGCGCACCGAGGCGGAGTCCGCTGAAATGTTCAGCAAGTACGCCGCCGCCGCCCGCGCTCTGGCAGGCGCAAACGCCGGCGAGGTCATTCCGGTTGACGCGCTCAGTGACGCTGTGGTAAACGCCCTGACAGAGCTTGGCGTATTGCCGGGACTTGAGGCGGCAGTGGATAAGTATGGCTCTCTCGCCGAGCAGAGCGGGTTCGTAGGGGGTGAGGATGAGATTCAATGACCGCGTAAGTGTCGGAGCGGTAAAGCAGACCAAAGAAGGCTATCTGGTTGCTACTGCCAGGGTGGCCCGCACTGGCGTACAGGAATACTATGCCGCCGAGCTTGGCGACATCGCTGTGCAGGCGGGGTTCAAACCTGATGATATTGTCCGCGTTTACCGCTCCCCTGACCAGGTCTTCTCGCGAGACACCCTCAACAGCCTCACCCGCGTTCCGGTTACCATCGGCCATCCTCCGGAAAACGTGAATGCTGATAACTGGTCGCAGTATGCCGTAGGCGAGGTGGGCGACACGGTCGCAAGAGACGGCGAGTGGATCGTGGTCAATCCCATGATCAAGGATGCCAAGGCGATAGAAGCGGCTAAAACGACGCACAAAGAGATTAGCATGGGATACAATGCCAACATCGTGAAGGCGCGTGATGGCATTGACGCAGATTTTGAAATGACTGATATTCGCATGAACCACCTGGCCCTTGTGCCTCGTGGTCGCGCAGGCAGTCAAGCACGAATCGGTGATTCTTGGGGCGCTGCCCCGATCAGCGATACTCAACTGGGCGACACGCCCAACAACCGTCTGAAGGAGAGTTCTATGACCACAAAAACGGTAGTTCTGGGCGATAAGGCCGTCCAGGTACTAGCTGAAGATGCCGCCGAAGTTGAGCGGTTCAAGCAGGAAACGGCAAAGGCCCTGGCTGACGCTGAGGCTCGATACAAGGCCGCCATTGAGGCCAAAGACGAAGAAATCGGCAAGCTGAAGGCCGAACTTGCTGACGCCAAGAAAGCTGCCGAGATCGACGTTGACGCACTGGTGGCTGCCCGCACCGAGCTGGTTGCCCAGGTCAAGGCCATTGACGCCAAGATCGATCCGAAAGGATTGTCTGACGCCGAACTGCGCAAGGCCGCTGTTATCGCCAAGCTGGGCGAAGAGATGGTCAAGGACGCTTCCGACGCCGTTATCCTGGGCATGTTTAAGGCCATTACCAAAGACATCAAGCCTGCTGACCCGGTCGGCGAGGTGTTCAAGCATGGCGTNAAGGACTCCGGCCTGAGCATCGACGACGCTCATGCGAGCTACGTCGCACGACTGACCCGACAAAAGGAGGTTTAATCATGGCTATCATTCCTACTCGTACCACCGTAGCTCGGGGCGTAGTCGGCACCTGGGCGAACATGGAAGAAGACAACGCCCGGACGGGCTTCGCGGGGGCTGAGTTCCCTAGCGGTGTCCCCGTAATGAAAGGNACCGGCGAAATGGTCTATGTCCCGCTCGAGGATGGCGGTCGGTTCGCAGGTATCGCCCTNCGTGCTGTGAACATGGACGGTACTCCGACTGCTGATGGCGAGGCGACGTTCCGCGTAGGCCAGCTGTTCGGTATCGCTGACATGGGCACAGTGTACGTTCTGGCCGGTGACAACGTGACCGAGGGCGCTAACGTGTTTTACGATCCCGCCACCCGTAAATACCACGGTGCGTCTGCCGCTGGCCTGTTGCCGCTGGCTGGTTGCGAGTTCGACGAAACAGCCGCCGATGGCGAACCCGTCGCTCTCCGCATTCGACTCACCCCTGGCGCCGAACCGGTAGCCGAAGAAGAGTAAGGAGTAACAAACATGATTCAGATCAATGACGCGCAGGCCCTCAACTTCCTGCGACAGCAAACTCGGGTACTGTCGGCGCGTGCCTTCAATGTCGAGTACGACATCGTCGACTACGCCCAGCTGGTCCCGGTAAACACTGACTACCCCGAATGGGCGTCCGGTGTGGACTTCCAGGTCGGCGACCTTGCCGGTGCCGCCAAGTGGCAGAGCGGCTGGGCCGAGGACGTGCCGAAGGCTGACGTCAGCCTGATCAATGTCGGCGTGGACTTCGCCATGTACGCGGTTGGCTACGGTTACAACATCGAGGAGGTCGGCAAGGCCATGCACGCCGGCTTCCCGCTGACTGCCCGTAAGGCC